GGCGTCAACTTCTTCGTCACCCTCACCTTGCGCGGCCTGTTGCCATTTGACATCCCCTCTGGGTTCATACAAAACTTGTTCGGCTTGTTCGCGCACTTTCGCCGCTTCCAGCAATACGCGCAGGGAGTCGATTTCTTTCAAGAGTTCGTCCAGCTTCTGGCGGTCATCTTCGGTAAATCCCTGGTCTTTGTACTTTGCTTCGATAGCACTGATTTCGCGCAGTTTTTGTTCAATCTGCAATGCGATATTCTGTTTATCCATCGCTAACTCTCCTTCAATAAGTAGTATTCTAAGCGTTTCTTTGCCAGCATCAGCCGTAGGAATAGGTCTTCATCTCGTTCTGTGAGTGCCGTCTTCGGCGGCTCGGCAGCAGTGAGAAGCGATAACAGCTCTCCGGCTTTGCTCTGGATAACAGGATTGCCGTTGTGGTAATCCTGCAATTCCCAAATCAATCTACAAGTCTTCAGGTCGGGTGGCTCTTTGCCGAATTGCTCATAATGACGTGCCAGATGGCGATAAACCGCTTCTCGCTCATCGGCGGGAATATCTACTCCACCCCGCGCGCCGTTCAAGGCAGCCATCGCAGCCCGCACGCCGTTCCAATTCGCCGGACCCACACCCGACTTGCGCGGTTCGTGATGGGGAAGTTTCAGGTCAGCAAAGCGTTCTGGAACGGCTTCGGCACTCCAGGCGAAGTGCTCGCGGATACGCCGTCTCTCCGAAACGCTCAAGGCGGAGAAGTCGGTCTCGTCCGTGAAATCACCCAGGTTCGGCGCCGACCAAGCGCGCTCCTCGTCGGCGGTCCCGTAATCGGCGAAAGGGACAGCCATCTTGACCAGTGCGACCGTAGCCGGGTTCATCCCCCAGTTGACATCGCTGATGTCCCACAGGCGGATTTCCTTGAGCACGCGCACGACTTTGCCGTTCAGCTTGTCCATCTCCGATTTGATGACGTCGTAGCCGAAGCTCATCTCGGTAATCGCCCCGTGGATGATACCCTGCAGGATTTCATCCGCGCGGGGGGTTTCGAGGTAGCGCCGTTTGACGAGCAGTCCTCCGGTCGCGGTAGGATATTGTTCACGCAGGGCTTCGGGAAGTTTGTTTGCCGGAAGCTCCTGAAGCTCCAGGATGACCGCTGTCGGGGGTTGGCTGAAGTCGTGTTGCCAGAGGTGACGGATGCGGGTCAGGCGGTCCTTGATGGTCTTCTTGAACGCGCCGTATTCGATGACATCCCCGCCGTCGTCCTCGATTCCCATCACAGCCGAAATGCCGGTCACAATCCGACCGTCAATGTCTTCAACCTTTGCGGGATAACTCTTGTACTCTCTCACGTTCATCTCTCGCTCCTATAATCCAAGCCCGTTTGACAGGGCATTGAAAAACCCGGTTGCATACTCAACCACGATGCGGTCTTGATTGTCTTCGATGACCTCCTGCAACGTCCACCAGCCGTGTTGACGATGAAACCATGCTTGGCGGTCACGGTCGATAACCCAGCGTGCATACTTTACCTTCGTCCCGACATAGCCGCGCACCTCGCCGAAGCCAGTCTCGATGCCGGACCAGGAGAGCGGATGCGTCCGGGTCGTAATCGAGCGCCATAGCGTCATCGTCCGCCGATATTTTGATGTCGGCGGCTTCGGGGGGTAGTCGGGGATGGCAGAATGGACGTATATCAGAGCGCGTTCCATGCCGCGTTCCATCGCCCGCGTTGAGATGGAGGAGTAAGCCATCAGCTTGAGCAGGAGCTCTTGAAGACCGGTAAACTGTACTGATAAATTCATGTCATACTTCTCCTCACAACACTGGGCGCACGGCACAACGACAGCGCACATGTGCCGGCGGTCGTTCAGCCGTCAAGGGATGCGGGTTGGCAGCCGACTTTGCCGAACAAATCGGACAGACCAGCTCGTCAACTGCCGTCACCCAGTCAAACCCCTTGACGTAATCCAGGGTTGACCAGTACTCCAGGTTGGCATTGGCATAGGCCCGGGTAGTCTCGGTCACGGCTATCATCTCTGCCCGGATGGGAGAGTAATACTGCTCTAGAGCCTTAATGAGCGCATCCAGAGGTTCTCCGCTCACTACCCAGCGCTCAAATTCGGCCAAGAAGCCGTTCATGCTGGTCTTGGAGACCTGCGCCACGACCTGGGCGGTGTGTTGCTTTGCCCAGCCAATGGCGTAAGAGTTATACAAGTCCCAGTCAATTGCTACCTGGGGGGCAGGGAGAGTGTCATAAGCCAGCTTGACCAGGCGCTTATAAATCTCAATCATGACCGGCAAGAGCATGGCGTAAAACTGCTCTTCGCTTTGCGCCCAGAAGCCGGCCGGGGTTGTCTGCTTTTCCTGACGCAGGGCTTCAATGAGCTCGCTATCCTGCAGACGCTTGAACTCATCTTTGAGATGCTTTTCGGCAATGGCAGAAATCTTCCCCTCTGCCCAGGCGCGGGTCTCGTCCTCGTCTGGGTTGTAGGTAGGTTGCTCGGCTTTGACTCCTTCGGGAAGCGGCCTTTGCTTGCCGTTTGTGGTCGCAATTGTGGACCCAATCAGGTTGTTCGGTACGTAGTACACGTCCCCGGCTTCTCCGAGTTCCGGGAGACCCCAGAGGCGATTGAACTCGTTGCGCGTGATAGCGCCGTAGCGGAAAGCATCAATCGCAATCTTGCGCCGGGCATTGACGTCTTCCGAGAGGGCATAAACGTCCGAGTAGTCAAAGCTAAAGCGGTTGTCTCCCAGTTCGTCGGCAAAAGCCAGGTTCAGCTCGTCCTCAATGCTCTCGTAAATCGGAATCAAGTCGTTGACCCACCAATTGCGGTGAAAACCGACAATGTTAGCTTCGAGCGCTCTTTGTAATCCGATGCGTGCTCCGACAATCGCCGGGGGCACTTTCAGCACGGCACAGATGCGCGCTTCGGCGCGTTCGTCCAGGATGTCCAACCCCATCTCGTTTACGCCCAGCCCGGTTTTCTGGTAAGTCGTGTCATCGCCAAGCACCAGCGGAGCATTCCAGGCTTTGTATCCGCCGTACTGCTCAAGGTACATCTCGCGGATTTGCTGAGCAATGGCTTTGGTGATGGACTTGGTGGTCTTGAGGATGCCCGGCGGAACGCCACCTTCGGCGAAGATGGCGCGCAGGTAGTCAGTAATCATGTTGTCCATGTCGCCGGTATGCGCCAGAACGGCGACCGGGGGGTAGCCGAACTTGCTCCCCAGTGGGTCGAATTGGGAAAAGATGATGACATCCCGCGGCTCATAGAACATCTCTAAATACTCCCCTCCGGAACGAACCGAGTATTTGTATCCGCGGATTTGCCCCTCGCGGTCAAGCTCGATGGAAAGCCAATCGGGGCGAAGTGGGTAGAGGGCAAGCGTCAGTCCCACCTGGCTGCGCTGCTTGACGAACGGCGCAAAGCCGGCTAAATCCTGAAAGATGATAACTGCTTTCAAAAACGTTGACATGCTCATATCGCGGTTCGGGCGTTCGACCAGACGCTGAAGGCGGTGTCCGGCGAGAGCATTCCCCTCTCGGTCAACGACGCGCAAATAGACCTGAGACGCAGTCTCGGCTTTCTTCGAGATGCAAGCGTAAATGAGCTCGTTGCGCCGCCAACCGCTTCTGACCAGCGCTTCATATGAGGTACTTGGCGAGGTCGGAGACGTGTATCGGACGTGCTCGCTGACAACAACCGAGAACGTCTTGCGCCAGAACCCCGACAGGCGTTCGATGAGAGACATCTTATCTCCACTATAGCAAGCTATTGCGGGTTTGTCAATAGATGGACGGAAAAACGCCCTCCCGCATGAGGTATGTCATCGCCCAAACGAGAGCATCCAGGCGGTTTGGAGAAGCGTCGCCAGGTGTCCAGAGACAAAGCTCATCTTCAAGCCGCGGGAAGCTGCCGACATGGTGAACCTTGCCTTGCTGATAAAGCACAGACACTGGCTCGGCGCGGACGGCTTTGCTGCGCCTTGCCATCACCATCTGCACCGGTGCGGATGGGTCGATATCGCGAATGACCTGTAAGACCATCTCTCCGCCTTGATTGCCCTCGGCAACGATTTTGTCTGCGTCATGCAAGCGATAGGCTTTGATGACCTCAGATGCCCACTGGAGGGGCATCCCCTGCAGGGAGTAGTCCCCCAGGACGTAGTACTCATCATCGAGCATTCCGACAGCCACGATGCCGGTCTCGTCTCCGGCAGAAGTGGCGGCCGGGTCAACGCCAATTGCCACGGCATCGAACGCTTCGGGAAGGGTGAGAACGCGGTGACGTTCGATGTCTTCCCTGCGCCAAAGCGCACCCGGCGCTTCTTCCACATCTTCGGCGAGAATCTCTTGCCGGTAGGCAAGCGAGGTCATGTCGGAGGCGATGTCGTCCAGCGCTTCGCGGGAGATGTAGGGGTTGTCAAAGCTGGTCGCGGTCAAGACTTGCCAGCGCGGCGGTTCGCCTTTGTCCTTTGCGAGCTGGATTTCCTGAACGGCACGGGCAAAGAGACGGGAGACAAAGCG